AAATTCAACATAGGATTATTATACAATGTATTTTTTTTGAATAATATTTGATTCATTTTTTTTCTAGATACCTTACTAAGTTCATTACACCTTCCAAATTATCTCCAGCACGTGCTAAAGCTGTGTTACAATCGTGGCATATCCAACCTCTAAACTCTAAAGTTTTATGGTCATGATCTAAGTATAATGGTTTGGGTTTTCTATTTCTAGATTCAATTAAAGTTGATTTACCACAACATTCACAAATAGTTGGTGCTGGTCCAAATTTTTTTCTTAACTCATTTCTGATTTTAGTTTGCATTTTTGTACAGACTTTACAAGTATTGGAACGTTTATCATGGTGATCCAATTTATAAGCAAATTCAATAAGTGGTTTTTCAATATCACAGCATATACATGGTTTGGTTTTAATCGGTTCCGATTCTTCACCACAAAAAACCAATAACTTACTCACTTAAAATCTCCATTTGCCATGATTTCAGTAAGACAAGCAACAATATTAATCTCATGATCAGCAACAAAGGCCTGTTTGTATTGATAGTCTGCAAGAATTAGTACAACACCAGGAATACTGGAAGGTTTCAATACATCGTATAGACTATCATACAACTTACGGAATAATGTTGTAGAATCAAGTTCTGTACTTGCAACCCATTTACGTACAGCAGTAAAGTCTTTCTCTTTCATGTGATTAACAATTTGTGTAAGAGATAAGTCACCGATCTGTGCAAGAATACCTACATCAATCTTACCAAGTTGTGAGTAACGTTGAAGTTCATTGATGACACGCCGAAAATCTGGAAAGTGTTTCTTCACAAGTTCAGCAATTACTTTGTCATCATACTCAACTTTTTCCGATTCAAGTATGGATTGAATACGCTTAAAGAATGATCCTGCCATCTTTTGTTTCTCACCATTCTTCATACCAAAATCAATCACTGCACATCGTGAATGTAGTGGATCAATGATACGGTTTTTGAAGTTACAAGTGAATATGAATGAACAGTTGCCTGCAAACTCTTCAATCGCATTACGAAGTGCTGGTTGTGTTGAGTTTGGATTTAGATAGTCTGCTTCATCAATGATGATGACCTTACGGCCACCAGCCAATGACATTGATGATGCATAGTTTTTTATCTTGTTACGGAATATATCAATACCTGATTCGTCAGAACCATTGATCACCATGTAATCGCAACCGATTTCGTTGCACATCGCCTTGGCTATCGTGGTCTTGCCTACACCCGCTCCACCAGTCAGTAGAAGATTTGGTATCTGCTTTTGATTGACGTACTCCTGAAATGGTACCTTCAATCGTTCTGGCAGGATACAATCTTCTACTGTTTGAGGGCGATACTTTTCTGTCCACAGAAGATGTTCCATGAAAACCTTTCACATAAATCATAATATAAAATAAAAATCAGTCTTTTTGATTCAGAATTGCAACTACTTCAAGGTATGGTTCTTTGACATGCCAATCTGTACCATTAACACCAAATATAACTGTACGCATCTGTAATTTGGCATCTGCATCGGGTTGAATCAATTCAAATACTGATGCCACAATATCCGAATTGATAGCAATGGATTCACCATCAAAAGATGGTGATGCATTTGTAAACATTTTCATTGCCATGATTAAGCCTTTGTGAAAGTTGAACCAGTTTCATTTGCAATCCAATACTGAACATCGGATGTTGTATGTTTGAAATGAGAAACATTCTTGGAAGATATTTTAACCATATAACCACCAGAAATTAATTTCAGATTTTCTGTTTTAAATATCATACGATATTTGTTTCCATTACCTTTACTGATCTCCAATGATTCTGTGTGTGCGGCATCATTTGTGGAATCAAATGTTGTAATGAATATCTTTTCTCCGTCAGACTCAACAGCAATTTGAGGTGATGATAATACATTTGCAGTTCTCATGATCCAATCAAAATCTTCTGCTGAAAGTTCAAAAGAAATTTCTGGGTCAGGCATTGCCAATGGTTTTTCTGGTGGTGTAACAATCATATTCGCAGCACAGAAACGATACTTGATTTTACTACGACCTTTTAGACCAGAGATAAGAACACTGTTATCTTCAAAGTCAATTGTTGGTTCTTCTTTGTGAAGAGTTAGAATAGAAAGAAAGTTGTTCAAGTCATAGACACCAAACTCTGTTGGAATTTCCTCAGAGATTGTTGCTTCTGCCATAACATTTTTGTGAGGTGAGACTGTACGAATAGTCTTACCTTTTTTGAAAAGCATACCTTGGTTGATTGAAGCGAAGTTCTTCAATACACCCAATGTGTTGTTTGATAATTTCATCAGTTACTCCATAATTAAGTTTGTTTTTCACTTGCAGAATATAGTATATCATGTTCATACAAAAACATCAAGCAACAAATTGCATGTGCTAGATGATGTTTGCCGGATTCAGGATCAATTGCTTCACCTTCTTGGTATGCCCACATGTGTCGTTGTGTTGCATCAAAGTATCGGTTAAGGGAATCTGGAACATGTTTCCAATTGTTTGGTTCATATTTCTCAGCACCGAATGTCAGAACATCTGCGGTCGCTTTAAGTGCTAATGGTGGTAAAAGACCATAACGAATTTTACCACCATCAAATTTACGACCACCAGTTGTTGCTGTTTGGGATGCCTTGATAGCATCCTTGACCATTACAACTTACCAGTGTACTGAGCAACCGCTGGCATGTTACCAGTGAATGCATAGGTACCAATGTGTTGTGTTTTCATCCAAGGACACAAGAAGATTTGGCCACCCATCTTACGCCACATTTGACAGAACATATAATCTTCTGATAGATAACGTTCTGAACCACCACCAACAATAGACTCTTTGGTGTCAATTACAGTATCAAAGTAAGCATGAATATAACGTGAGCCATCAAAGTGTGCTTGGCCAACATGATCTGGTTTGTAACGAATGGTAGGATATTCTACTGCCATCTTATCAAAAACTTCACGCTTGATCATCATATGACCTGTACCAATTTCCATAACTTCTAATGGTTCTGAAACTTGGAACTGTTGCGTACCTTTAACAACGTTAAACACATATTCACCAACTAGATTCTCAAGTTCTTTGGGATTCAAGTCTGGATTCTTACGTGCAGTTTCTGCAATGTTACCCCAGTTGATAGATTTCTTAGGGTAAGGACCACCAACAACATCTTTATCAAGTGCCATCAGTGCTACGATATCGTTCGGATCAAAGTGAATATCTGAATCGATAAACAACATGTGTGTGAAGTCTGTACGAAGGAACTCATCTACCAAATAATTTCTGGCACGTGTGATAAGTGATTCGTTAAAAAGGAAGGAGAATTTTACTTCGATACCGTAACGCATCATTACGGTTTGTAGATCAAGACAAGATTTCACATACAGTCCATGTGACATACCACCATACATCGGTGTTGCCACGAACAGTTTGTTCTTTCTCAATTCTTCAATATTTACTTGTATTTGCATAATTTATCCATAAAAAAAGAGTAGAGACACAAAGTATATATGTCTCCACTCTACTAAGTTTCAACCTACTTTAGGCAAATGCTCGTTCGCCTTGAGCACGAAGTGCTGCGATACCTGCAGCAACTACACGCTTAGTTGGTGCACCTAAACGGTAGAAAGAAACTTTCTCACCGCTGGTATTGATGCGACTATTCAAGTAGATCGCATGACCATCATTACGCAAATCGTTAATGGTTGCCGATGGGTTTGCAATGCCAAATTGCGATTGCATTTTGTTCGGTGTTAGTGTGTTGTAACCATCTTCTTTAGAAAGGTATGCAAGCACTTTTTGTTTAGCTGACTTCATTCAAAAACTCCATAAAATATGACTGCATTTTAAAAACATTACAGAGGCAGTCTTTCTCCGCAATTTCATAATAAGATATAAGTATAACACTCCCTTGCAGAAGTGTCAAGTGTTTATGCGGCAATTAATTTCTTTGCAGGTCTATTGCCCTTAGACTCGTTGTATTTGCGGCAAACCAATTCTAAATTATCTAAGTTAGTTTTACCACCTTTTGAATAAGGTATCACGTGATCAGCTGCCCACAAATTGTGGTTATTGATTTCATCTTCCGAAATAGTTTTACCTGTACGTGGGCAAATACCACCTTGGTTTACCCACGCTTGATATCTCTGCACTGGTGTAAACAATCTCTCAGGATCAACATCAGTAACGATACCTTTTGGAATCTTTGCAAAATCTTCTAAGATGATTTCAAAACGAGCAGGTAAAAAGATTGATGAAGCCGCAGAACCTGTTGCATTATAGTTTAGTTCAGTACCATTTTGCAAGGTAACAATTTTGCGGTCAACATTAGCAACACGTTTGTTTTCTGTTGCCATAAACCATTTGAAGAATGCTTTCTCATCTAAGATTTTAATTTTCTCTTTGTTGATATGACATATTAACATAAAAAAGTTGGTCAAAGTTGAGGTATCTTTGAATCCTTTGTCAGCATACTTTTCAATCAACGTAAGTGCATCAGAAATATTTTTCTGTCCACCTTTTTTTAGAATATGTGTCCAAACGGTAGAGTTATCTTCATATGCCTCGAATTTGTCTTTTTTGGAAATGCCATGAGCAGGACCATAAGTAGAGCATACTGATAAGTTGACCATTTGTTCATCAAGTTTCAAACGAAAATTACCATTACGAAAAATATATTTGAATGCGTTTGCATGTTTCTCAGACATTTGACGGACATATTCAGCAAAAGGAACAAGAATTGCATTACGAATTTCTTGATCGTTTAGTGTGTAACCATCATTAATATTAATAAACAAACGAGATAAATCTTCTCTTGTAGCAATAACATATTCACAAATTGTAACAGTTACATTATTACGAATGTGATCTTTTAATGCCTTAGGATGTGTTTTGAATGTGTTATTGTTGTTATTAATTACAACAGGTAAATCTGGTAAATCATATTGTCCATTTTGAATGACAACTTCTCCATTCAGGTATTTGAAAATTGTTTGTGTACGATTGTTACCATCAATAGCAATTTTGTCATATCCCATTTGAGAGAAATTGCTAAAATATTCATGGTCAAGGGTATCTTCAAGAGCTTGTTTTAAGCATTCATCAATATTAGCAACAATGATTTTAGATGGTGCTTGACCAGTAATCAATGAAGTAATATAACGTGATTCTTGGTTTTTGTCCCAACAAGCACTACGATTGAAAGATTTGTCTAGGACAGTTTTGTTGCGGAAGGCCGCAATTTTGTCACTTATCAAGGGATATTGGCGATCAATACCAAGAGTTACTTTGTTGACTTTCATAATATTTTCCTTATATAACAAGGGTTTTAAAAATTGTTCTCATATCATAAGAACAGATTACATTATGACAGAGGTCTAAGCCTCTGTCAAGTTTAAAATGGAATTTCTACCGATGGGTCTGTTACTTCTGGTGCTGATACAGATGCTGTTGGATCCACACCAGAATCAATCTTGGTATACAGATCAAGGAAAGTAACCTTGGTATCAGTATCAAAACGATTCAAGCAGAACTGAATTGCTTTCAGTTTGTCACCAAAAATACCGTAGGTCTTTACGATATGTACCAGACGGCGGGTTGAAATAACCTCATCACAACCACCTTCATCAAAGGTGCTACGAATTACGGTTGCCCATGTTACCAGTTTGTCGGCAAAATCTTTATCTTCTTTACCAACAGATTCTAATTCTTTGGCAACAATCTTTTTCTCAACTGATACTGGTGCCCATTCCTGTTCAAACGTATTTGGGAAACGCTCAAGGAACGCTTCATTCAAAACGTTGGTGAACATGTAGCGACCATCTTCTGAACCTTTACCTTTGGTGTTAGCAGTAGCGAATACAGTAAAACCGGCAGCAGGAGAAATTAACTCATTCTTTTTCTTTAGCAAGAATGGTTTGCCTTCAAATACACGTTGCAAACAGGACAGATTATTAGAACCGTAATCAATCTCATCAATACACAATACAGCACCTTGACGGGCAGCAAGTGTAACGGGACCATCACGCCATTCCATCTGACCGTTAATCAGAACATAGTTACCAAGTAGGTCGCCTTCATCGGTATCAGGTGTCATTGATACGCAAACGAATTTACGTTTTGCCTTGGCACAAGCCTGCTCAATACTCATGGTCTTACCGTTGCCGGAGGGACCGGTAATGAATACGGGGAAGAACTGTTTTGATTGTATAATTGACAACACATCCTCAAAGTTACCAAAAGGAACATAGTTGTCATATTTGAAAGGTACCAAGTCCTTAGTCTCAAGGTCTGTTATCACATTTGCAATACGATTACCAGAAGGCGCTTGGGGTGCTGCCATTGGTATCACTTGAGCAACCATATTGATTGCTGCTGGAACAGGCGTTGGAGACTGCACCGGTACACGGTATAGACCACGTTTAACCTTGTTTTGTTCATCATTGGTGAACCAGTAGGGTATTGCAAGACCTGCATCACTTGCAATTGTTTTAATATCTGTTAAACTGACAACATCTTGGCCAGTTGCAATTAATGCATCAAGAAATGCTTGACGCTTATCAGAACGACTTGTCATAATATAAACTCCATCTCACAATAGGAACTACCATTATAAAGAATAACCACCACTTTGTCAAGTGGTGGTTTGTTATCAAACTGCTATCTGTGTTATAAATCTTGAAACTAATACTCGGTTGATTTGTCGTGCTTTGTTGAATTTCATAAATGC